AATGATAGCACACTGTACACCTGCCGATTTTACGGTTTTCCAGTCAATCTTACCCTGATATTTTGATACGTCAATTCCTCTTGTCATGTTTTCTCCTTCCAAAGAAAAAGAGGACTTTATCAGCCCTCTAATTCCTTTTTGTATTTTGTTTTCTTCCACAGATCAGTAACACGTTCCCAACCACCTGTCGAAACAAGATATACTATAAAACTTGCGATAAAACTTGCGAAAATGTAATACCATTCAATAACAATCGCAAAATACTGGCATAATACGATTACTTCAACAGGGCATAAGATAAGTGCCAAGACTAATACCACTACATTAGTGGGTATTTTCTTTAAAAGTGGCATTTCCTTAATTGCCTGAGTAATGATGCTGACAATAAAAGCGGTTACGCCTATTGCCATTAATACATAAGTTACTGATTCCATTAAAAATTTTACGTCCATAGTTTACTCCTTTCATTCATGGGCTTTTTGGTTGATGTGCTTTTCTAATTTATTAAAGGCATCTGTTACATTGCCATTAGCACCTAACTGTTTTAAACCATCAAGACAAGCTAACATTGCATAGCACATTACCCCTTGCTCGTCTTTGATTCTTAAAATCTCTTTATCCTGCTTCTCTTGTTTCAAATACCACTTGTAAACTGCAAAAATGGCAGAAAAAATAACAACAAGTGCGGTAATCACACTTGCTGTTACGATAATTGTATTAGCGTCAATATACATTGGACTGCTCCCCTTCTTTAGTATTGTTTTTCTTAACCTCTCAACTCATTATTTCTTGCTGTCAACGAGCTTTCCAAGGTATACCCGCCCACCTTGCTTGTGCCATATTCGGCTTTAAATGTAGGCTGAATCTCACTGTCAAACTCTACATAGGTAATTCCGTCATAGGTTGCTAGGCTGTTCATTCCCATTTGGTCTGCAATAGGTAATTCTTCGGTGGTTTCTGTTGCAAGTTCATAGACTACTGTAATTGGATGGGTTTTCAAATATGATTTCCATAATGATATATCCGCAGTATTGTAGTTTTTATCATATATAAGCAATGAATTAGAACCTGTTGCAGATGTAATACCTTCTTTTGCGTTATAGTTACTATTTGGAGTTGTAGCCACATAATCAGAACATAGCAATAACGGAATGCTGTTTGCATCTTTTGTACGTTTTACATTTGATAAACGTAATAATGCTCTATAAGTTCCAGTACTTGTACCATTTGCTTCCCAACCTTCATCATCACTACCATCAAATACAGCAACACCAAACTTCCTGTTGAGATTTTTCGGTGTAATCACATCCTGCACATCACCGATTCCATACAACTCAATAGGCTGTGAGAGTGTGATTGCTTTTTCTTTGTAAGGCTCGTATGGTTCTGCTGTACTTCCCTCATTAAGCATTACATTGGCATTTTTAATATCAGCAAGCGTTACATTTTCTTTGTTAAACTGTATAATGACAAAGTTTGCCTTTGCATTAGTAGTAATAGTATTTACTCCCGTAATATTTGCACTTCCCACTACTGTTGCATCATGCACATTTGTTTTTTCAAACCAAGTTACCATCTCAAATCTTGAAATGTCGCATGATATTGTGTAAGTAGTCATAGGTTTACAAGGCATAACCACAGTTGCTCTTGCTGAACTTGTATTATCATTCCATGCAACACCTATTCTTGCTGAATCTGCATCAAACAATTGGTTTCCATGTGTCTTTACTCTCAACAATCCATAAGGTACATAAGTATCATCTGCTATGGAAGCGTTGCGAATCATGGGATAGAAACGTAGCTTGTTTGCTGTTGTACCACCACCGATATATATAGTTACAGACAATGTTGCTTGCTTTCCTAATGTGAATTTCACAGAATCACCATACTCTGATACACCTATTGCTTGAATGTATAAACGATAGGTTGTGTTTGCACCACCACTAGGGCAACCATTTATAACATATTCGCCTTCATTTAACATTGTTGCGGAATTTAATGTATAATGCACTCCATCTATTGCTGTTCCATTCACTTCGACATATTCCAAATTGCCTTCTTCATCATACTTCGGTGTAAAAGTAATTCCATTGACGGTCTGTGTTGTCAATCCCCTACAATCCAACAAGTTCTTGCCCTTGTATGCCTTGATTTCCATTGGATAACTTGGGTTAGGTGCAGGAATACCACCTGTGTATGGTTCGTATGGTAGGGCTGTGTTGCCTGCGTTTACCATCAAACCTTCTTTTTCATTTATAGGACACGTTATATAAACGTATGCCGTATTTGATTTAAGTGTAACAGTGCAATTCTTATACGTTTGCGAATATCCCAAATAGTTATTTGATTCATCAAACTCTGCATAAGTTACGCTTCCATTTGCCGATTTTGCACCTGAAACAGTAATTACTTTGCTTGATGGTGCATTAACCTTACACGCAAACCACGTTGCATCTGTTATAAACACACCACTTGTATTGTAATATCCGTTTCTGCCATTGCTTGCATCAAACAACTGATTTCCTGCTGTGCTGTCCTGCTCTGTCACTCCACCGATTTCCAATATATTCTCTCGCCCTGCATAGCTGTTCGGCTGTGTGGTGGATGTGGTTTCGGTAATGTCAGGCACACTCAACTGTGCTAACGCTTCCTCAATCTTATTAAGGTTTTCCGCATTAATGGCAGGCTTCCCACCATTAACCCATTTTGTAGGTGTATACGTCATTCTTCCTCACTCTCCTTTTCTTCTGTTTGCTGTGCTTCAAGCATAATTTCTTTTTCTACTTGAACTTCAAGCTTGTGTAAAATCTCGCTTACTACCAAACGCTTTGCTTCCGTCGGTAGTTGTGCGGAATTGATTAGATTAACCATGTTGATTTGAAAGTTTCTTAATGCTGTATTCATGTTTTCCCCCTTAACCTATTAGATTGTATGCTTTCAAAGCTGTAAGCAATTCATTTAGCTTTGTTGCTACTGTGGATGCTGTTGCCGTTGAAGTAGATGTAATTGCAGTAACAGATTGCTTTGCCGTACCTGTACTCGCACCAAAAAAGGCTAATTTACCACCCAAAGCACCTAAATACACATTAGAATTGGATAACTTTGTTGTATTACCAGACAATTCAATAGCTGTAGTGCTACCATGCTTAATATAAGCAGTTTTTAGTGATGAAAAACTAACTGTCGAACCAGCAATTTCTACTTTGCCGTAGGTTGAACCACCGTCGGAAGTAATTGTTTTTCCGCTTATCGTGGTATAGTCGGACGTTCCTGAATGTGATTCTATTGCCGATTTTTCTATTTTGGTGTAATCAAGCGTACTTCCTACTTCTATGGTAGCTCCTTGTATACTTGTGCTACCGTTCAAGTGTGTCGTTTTTATGATATGACCATCTATTGTGGTTACAAAACCTGAACTTGAACTATTGATAACATTTGAAACGAACTTTTTACCTAGTATCTTTTCGCCAGTAATGTTCTCTGCATCCACGCTTCCAGCTACAACTTTAAGTGCATTAACAAAAGAAGTTGTTACCGTATCTTTTGTAATCTGCGTTACTTGTGAAGCATTTTGATACCCCTTGCCTTCAACTGCCGACATGGTGGTATAACCTGCTCCATTGGTAAGCTGGTTTGTGTTCGTCGGTATTGTAGGCTGATCCGATACATTCGACCATGAAATAGTGGCGTTAGAACCCATCTGTATTTCATTGCCGACTGTCAACCCCAATGTTTTAACAAATGGTGCAGTTACAGTGTCTTTGGTAATCTGTGTTACTTGAATAGCGTTTTGATACCCTTTTCCTTCAACATAAGTTTTGGTTGCTACATCTTCATTGCCTGTAATCTGCTTCCATGAAATTTCGCCTTTGAAATATCCGCTATCAGCTTCGATGCGTCCGCTAAAATATCCGTTGTGGGCTTCAATAGAACCGTCTTTCAAAATCTTAAATTGATTGGTCGTAGTGGACTTGCCCTGCAAAAATTCCAAACTATCAACGGCGATCAGGCTGGAACTATAGGTTACTTCCAATGTAACATCTTTATTTGCATATATCGTACTGTAGCTTCCGAACAATCCAACTGCACCACCACTAAGCAAAGTGTGTATACCGTCAACCGATGCCGTAACACTTCCATTCTCAATTAAGATGTAGTTAATTGTCGTGGCGTGCCTTGGGTACAATGTGTCACTTGGATATAACTCATTGTTGGGAAATAACACTTCTGCAATCAATGACGAAAAATCAATCTCAAGCGTCTTGCATTTGTACTCTGCATAAGAAGTAAAGGCGTTGCCATATTCTAACTGCGGATAGAAAGTAGTATTTACTGTCTGTCCGTTTGAAATTTTGATAATAACCTGTGATACTTCTATATTTCTTGGCACATTAATAAGTCCACTTGCACCGATATACTGCTGTGATATTTCTCCATCGTCAATAAATCGCAATTCGCAATTAAGACCACCTAAATTCAAGTAGTAGTTTTCATTTGCTTTCAGTGCGAAATTACATTCCGATATGACATATTCAATATTCGCTGTAGCTTTACCAACTACACTAACTGCTCCGTTGTAATTCCTTGTGAATCTAACGCCTGATACTGTTTTTTCTTTTAACGTACAAGGCATCATGTTTTTGCCATGCGTAAGTATTGTCAATTTGCTGTACTCGTAAGGATCAATATCTGTAATGAATACTCTCGGTGCAATCGTCTTAATATCTTCAAGCACGATTACTTTTCCTGTTTCGGTCTGCCGAATGTACTGACTGTCTAAAACTTCGTCGTTTTCGTACAGGTCTTTCCGATAAAGTGGTGCGTTGTCTATCGCTTCCTGTGCTTGCTTGGTCTGCAACTCATTTAATCTTTCGGAATCAAGAACCAAATCTCCGTCGGAATCAATGTAGTATGCCTGAATACAAGCGTATGTCGCCCATTCATCCAAGTTATTATAGCCTGTAGGTACTGCTCCTTTATACTCTGCACAATTATCCAAATAACAGCCAAATGATACGGCACATACATAGCCTGCGTTGTCAAGTTTGTATTTCATATGCTCTCCTTTCTATTCAGGCAATGAAGCTGTACCGTTTCCTATTGCCATCCAAAGTATAGCTGTTGAAGCTGTATTGTTTCTCTGCAAGTAAATAGTAAAACCGTCTTTTGTTGTGTCGCCCACATTGGCAAATACCGTAGCAGGTGTACCAGTCGCCTTATCGCAACACACAAATGGTGCGGAAGAAAACGAATGTGTAAAAACAATAGGCTGTTTAACAACAACATTTGCTGTAGGTGTAGCAACATTTACTCTGCCCCATTGTACTAATACAGGCTGTACGCTATCGCCACCATTCAACAGGAAATAACCTTGTGCTCCATCGCCCACTACAGAAGGAAGCATAGACATTATTTCCGCAACTGACATAAAGGTCTTTGTGTTATACATAAAACCATCTTTGTGCAGATCGTATCTTGCTACCTGTACTTCATTTTCGTATAGTTCGATAGCACACGAACCACCACCACCAGCATTGCCAGCACCAAAATTCGCTTCGTAGTGATTTCCGTACAATGTTCTGTTGGCTTTAACTGCCCTAAACTCTGTATTACTCTTTGTTCCAAGGTACAGATTGTTTTTAGCTTGCACATAGTCTTTTGCAATTCTAAAATCGCCTACGCCTTGACTTAATACAACTTCCACTGGAAAAGAACTTAATTTATCTTCTACCACAAACTCAAAGGTGTATGATTCTTCCAAAGACAAATTATTGACAGTCGCCGTAATACTGAATGTACCGTTTGTATTCCAAGTGGGTATTCCAGTGATGGTTACATAGGAACTATAAGTACCACCTGTCTTATACCTATACTTGAGAACTAACGTGTTAAGTGCCTTGCCGAAACTCCCATTAAAGCAATAACCTGTTAATGTTACCTTTGCGGTTGTCGATGTGGTTTCCGTTCTTTCTATGACAGGTATCTTGTCAAAATGGCAAGGATTGTATTCGACAAACGGAACATTTATTTTTACAAGCGTGGAATATCCTCTACTGTCGGTAGCCTTAAATCGAAATTCATCACTATAAACAGTATCAAAAGTAAAAGGGCTAGTATTTGCGACTAGCCCTACAGGGTTTTCTGTGGATAATTCCTTAATTGTTGCTCCATTTTTCGGTGTTCCGAATACCGTAGCTTTTGGTTTTGACATCCAAAGCACCATTGCCGAACTGTCGCCAGTTAATGCTAGTGTCGCTGGGTTCGTATCTTCCACCGAACCAGTAACAGTAGGCAAGCAATCACTCTTTACAGCGTAGGCGTAAAAACCTGCCGTTGTAGTGCCTACTAAAGTGTTTCCGTTGTAGGTTTCGCAAGTCACAGTACCGTAACCTGATGTGCTATTCGGTATCTTTGCATAGAATGTACTAGCAGGTGGTGCCCATACAACAGTTGTTTGCGTAGTCTTGGTCGCAATAGTACCAGTCGCACCATTAAAGCTATATTTAAGAGTGTGAGTATACGCCTTATTATCTCTCGTAATTGATATTGTTGTGTTCGTGCCTAAATTAAAGGAAGCACAAGCCACTCTCGAAGTCGCCATTTAATCACTCTCCTTCCAAATCGCTTAATTTCTGTATGTTTGACACAAGGTAGTTAAAGTCGGTGCAATCATTTCCTAAATCGTCTTTTGCTTTCGTAATCGAAACATTACCTAACTGTGCATTGCCTACTACAATTAACTTCTGTATTCCTGCTCCACGATGATTAAATATTGCTTGCAAGTCTGTATAGGAATATACCTTCAAGCCCTGCTGATTAATTCTCGTATTGACTGGATCAGTGGACTTCGCAATGTGCAAATCGTTAGTACCGAATGTATACTCCATTTTTTCAATGCTTTCGATGGTTTCCTGCTGTAAGCTGTCTATGCTTTTAACAGTGGTTTCCATCTCAATCTTGAAGGCATCTACACCCTCTTTAATGGTCGTTACCGTTCCTCTTACGATTTCCAAATTGTCGCCCACTTGCGTAGCCAATGTATCGTCTGTGTATTTTGTCGCAATTATAAAATCTTTGTCGGCATACGTTTCGCCTTCTGCCTTTGCCACTTGACAAATATAGATTTCCTGATTATTAAACCACAAATCGCCATTGTCATAAGGTGGGGCTGGCTGTGCTACAAATACCCTTCTTTTTGAATCTGCTGTATCTTGTGCAGAGTTTGCCAATGCCAATGCTTCCGCTACATCGTTATCGAGCAATTTAACCCATTCGTACACGCCATCACACAAAGAAAAACGATATGCAAATCCTGTGTCTTGGTCGTAATACAAATCGCCTAAATGCTCACTTTTTATTGTGTCTGTAGTCCACTCACTTGCTGGGAGATTAGAAAGAGTGGGAACACCAGCATAAAACCATGTTGTAATGTTCCCATCCATTTGATTGTAAATATCATCAATAGTAGACAAAGTAGAAGCCATAAACTCTTCCAATGTCGTATTGGTTTTGTTTATGGCTTCCTCGCTCTGTTTTACTGCTTTCTGTACTCCGACAAGTGATGCTAAGTCGTATTTGCGTTCAAGGTCTGTGGCTGTTCTTACCCCTTGCCTATCTTGCTTACTCATAGCACACTCCTTTCTAGTCCT